TACTGCCTTGGTGACGGTTAGGGCGGAACTCCTCTACCGAGAGGGCGAGACCATGAGGACGGATGTAGTTCTCTTTAAGGTCTCGGACGATAATTTCCTGAGCTACGGTGACTTCGCAGCGAAGCTTTCGGAAGTCCCACTTCTGGTGGAGGGATAGAATATGTTTGAAGTACTCAGAGATGAGATTGGTTTTAAACCTGTCAATCTCAAGTACATAGATGTTATTTCTTGGGTCTACTCCGATAACGACAATGGCGGTAAAATCGGCTTTTTGTCGTTTGGAGAAGGCGAAGTCGATAGCGGCGAATACATTTACGGGTTGCCCCTGCACATACCAGCGATTACCATCTCTGCGAATCTTGGCTCTATCGTAGTACTGGAATAGATCGGGGGAGATCGATGCCGAGGAGAGGTCGTTTGGATCATTGTAGTACTGGGCTCGGAACTGAGTCTTATCGACGTACTGAGAACGCTTCTTAGCCAGAATGTTCTGATCGAATCCAAACCACTTACCATCGGTACGCTGTTGCCTGGGCCAGAGGTATTCTCCGGTGCCGTCTCCGATGGACTCGACTTTCCTTTCAAAAACTTCGTAAAGAGCCTCTTCAGATTCGAGATCACCATCTTCTCCGTAAAGCTCCACTTTTGCATTAAGCAAGTCGTTGTAGAGATCTTTCGGGTGGTACCTCGTACCTACAACCTTCTCTACTGCGTCTGCACCTTCGATAGAGGCAAGAAGAGAATATTGGGTCTTGACTTTGTCCCTACCCTCTTCTGTGTAAGCATTCTCTTGAACGACTACGTCATCAAGAATAGCAATATCACAATGGAGCCCAGTGAGACTAGTTGTGAGACCTCCTGTGAATACGGTAGGATCTCGAACAGCTTCTGCTTTACGAAGTGGGTGATCGACAGCGATTTCACTATTAGTCCACTTTTCTCTCTTACCCTCATCCGGATGAACCATTTCTGGCCAATACCGTTTGTAGATAGTTGAAGTTAGGATTTGCTTAATGAAACCGAGTTGCTTCTCAGCGAGGTTAGCGGTTGAGGAAATATAGAGAATACGAACTGTGGGGTTCTTCGTAATCTGCCATGCAGCCCAGTAGGCGATCATGGCGGACTTCCCATGGTCTCGGGGAAGAAGAACCATCTGGTGGCTCTTTGCGTCTTCCCTCGTAAGCCAAACGATTAGTTCTTTATGAATAGAGCCAAGAGCACGCTGAGGGTGGACAAGCTTGATGAACGCTTCAAGGTCGCTCTCAGCCTTCGTACGGATCTCTTCAACAATTGATTTAGCCAAAACTGCTTCTACGCCGTCTGCGTCTGATTATCCAGTCATTGCCAGAAGGACCACCACCACCCCCACCGTCACTGGATATGTTGCCTTCGGTTACGAAGAAGAGGGTAGCTGTACCCTGGAGACTAGCTGCACCTAACAAATCTCCAGTGGTGGAGAAAGCCAGGCTGGTGGAACCTACGAGATCGAAATTACCAGTAACAATACCAGAAGGAGTAAATGAAATCTCAGTACTGCCAGCAAGAGTTCCAATACTCCCAATTTGACCCTCGGTAGTAAAAGTTACCGTAGTGGTCCCACTTAGTACCCCGGTACCACTTAGAGCAGCTGCAGGGGTAAAAGTAAGATCGGTGCTTCCAGCGATGGAAGCTGAGCCGAGAAGGATACCCGCTGGGGTAAACGTTAGTGTAGTAGCACCTACAAGAAGACCACTACCTACAAGGACTCCTTCTGGGGTGAAGGTTAGTGTAGTAGCTCCTAGAAGAGCACCACTACCTACAAGGATCGCTTCAGTAGAGAAGGTAAGACTTGTAGAGCCTACACCGAAGATGAAGGCTCCAAGGTTACCAGCTGTATCGAAAGTAATGCTGGTGGAGCCAGAGAGAAGGAACGAACCTACCAGTATTCCGGCAGGAGAGAACGTTAGTGTCGTAGATCCAGCTAGATCACCACTACCAACTAGAACAGCCTCAGTAGAGAAGGTAAGGCTTGTAGATCCGGCTATTGCTCCTGGAGGAGCTGATCCTCCGAAGAGGAGGAGCAAGGACATGGTTCAGTTCACCTATATGAACGCCGATGCCACGGCATCGCAAGCACCTGTTCCCGACCATACAATAGTAAAGCTATTAAACGCCCCGGCAGGATAAGCCGGAATCCATGTCCATCCCGCAGCAAAAGCTATCTCTGCATTGCTGCTATCGTATAGCGTATTGATGGGCATCCCCTGACAGCCGATGCTCGTCGCGAGTCCGGTGTTGTCTGAATTGAACTGAACCGTTTCTGTTCCGGTGGCACAAGTCGATCCGAATAGGATTACAGCGTCACTCGTTGAGTTTGCCAATGCCGGAGTAATGGTAATCTGCATTGTCCCGGTTCCGGCATCCTGTGCCGTCGATGGGCCGAGATCAATTATAAGGCCAATATTGTCGATCAGGACAACGCCGATTGCACATGCAGTAACGGCTTCTGAAAAGGTTACGACCACATCTGTTGATGTGATTCCTTGGAGTGCGGATGTTGGCCACCAGTAGATTGCCGTATTGACTAAGACCGTAGCGCCGCCGCGATCAATGTTCTCGGTTCCGGCAACGCCGCCGATGGTTACACTATTGACACCGAATGTCGTTGCCGCGTCCTCGCCGTGGACAATAACAGCAACCATCTTCCGGCTTTTGGCTTTGACATGAGGGTTGGCGCTATAGGCATCGCCGGATGTGGACATAGTGCCGCCCAGATCACCCAAGTTTACTGACGTAAACGTGTATGTCGTCAGGTTGGTTACATCACTCCTGACATCTAGCAATTTCACATCAGGCCGTGGGCGCGAAAGCATTGCTAGGTCCATCAGCGGCGACATGCCGAGCATGACTTAGTCCACCTGATTGATGAAGGCAGTGACGGTCAGGACTTCCGAGGCCGTTGGCGTGTAGGTGTTTCGGGCGCGGATCAGGAAGCGCAGGTTTGCACTACCAGAACACACGAACGGATAGTTAAGTCCCGTCACCGTGGCAAACTGGTTGTTACCCGCGTCAAAGCAGCTAAACGGGATGATGCCGACACAAGTCTTGATTTCAGTATCCGTCACCACAAACGCGGCGTTGTCGTTGATGGCTGTCACGGCTTGGTTGAATATGAATATTTCACCACTCAATCTTGTCGCCGGATCGCTGGAAAGAGCAATATTCATCGACATGATGATACCAGCGCCGCCCGAAGTACGCGCTGCGTTGGTGAGCGTGAAGCCGCCCGAAGTGGGTGCCGAAGTCGAATCCGATATGGCATCGCCCGCCGCATAGACGCTCGATGTCGGCAGCGTTACATCGGTCTGCACCTGAACCAGACGGCCCAATGGCTTGACCCACAGGCCACCGCCCGATACCTGGAGCGGCTCATAGTCGCCATCGGTGCCGGACTTGTTTGCGGGCGTGTCGGTGCGCACCGCAAGCGCCATGAGGCCATGATCTGCGGTCGTGTGCTGTGCGTCCTCGGCAAATGACAATGCCGCTTCAGTGCCGTCCGTAGAGGCGTACAGCTTCATCTTCTGGAAATGAACACCGCTTACATCATCTGTAGCGATGTTCGTTCCAGACCCGGCTGTAATTGCAACGTTATCAGCCATTAGTCAGCGTTGACGTCCAAATCACCAGCAGCAAAGGAAGGCGTAATGCCGTTAGATACTGCAAGGCTGGCGTTGAGAGCACCCTTAAAGAGGAGGTTACCAGCACCCGAAGAGTCGGTACCAATACCGAAATGGGTGATCGTAGCACCAGTTACACCACACGTAGCGAAGGTAACGGCACTCGTGTTGCTGCCGTTGTTACCGGAGACAGTCCAGCCACCAGCACCAGAGGCTCGGGTTATCGATACTCGGGCGTAGTTCGTATAGCTCGTTTCGCTACTCGTCTGGGTACCAGTCTCAGTCGGGTCAGCAGTGTGAAGGGATATGTAGAAGACCCCTGCAGAGCTAGAACCGCGAAGACCAGTAGCATCGCCAATGTTAGCAATGTTAGCGTTTGTCAGAATGAGGTTGAGAACTGAAGTCTCAAAGGCGTTAGTTGCTGACATCGTTAGAACCTCGCCTTAAGCTCGGCAATAGCTGCAGTAAGCTCGTTAAACTGGAGTTCCTGTTCACGTATCTTTTCAGCCAATTCGTCAGTCTTCGCCGTAAGGTTTTCAATCTCAGACGTCTTCTTCTTCTTCTGGGCAGCAAGGATGGAAAGCTCCTTAGAGAGCTCTTCCCTAGCCTCAGCAGCCAGAGCAGAGGCGTCAGCCTGAGCCTTTGCAAGGATTAGATCAGCATTGACCTTCGCATTCGTTTCAGCAGCCTGGACAAGCTTGCTGGCGTGATCGACTTCTTTAATAGCGAGGTCAGCCTTCTTTTCTAGTTCAGACAGTTCCTTCTCTTTATTCGTAAGAACTCTACCAAGTTCGTTAAGGTAATTCTCAAGAGAATCAACTTCCTGGAGCTTGGGGATGAGATCGAAGAGACCGGAAAGCCTCTTCTGGAGCCAGAGGAGGTCGGAGACAGCTGCAGAGGGGTTGAGGTTAGCCATTAGACCATCTG